GCGCCTGGGATAGCGGTGTCTTGACGAGCCGCGCCAACGTGGATGTTGGGAATACCAAGCACATCACGGAGCACGTTGAGGACAACCTCATCATTGAGGACAAGGTTTCCACTCGCCACGCCTTTGGAGGAGTCACCAAAGAATCCACGGAGATCGCCTGAGCGGGCGAGGCTACGGAAAACCTCACGGCCCAGGATGAGCGTGTCAGCGTTAAGGCCGTGGGCGTTGTCAAAGATCGTGTCCTTGAGCTGATGGAGGTAGCTGAGAGGCTCAGCGCCCGCAACGTCAAACTTGCCACCGAACTGAGCGGTCGAGGTAGCGGTGTTGAAGTTGGACCCATTAAAGAGCGTATCAGCAGCGCGCTTCTCCTTAGCGAGCTTCATGACGCGCGCGACCTTCTTGATGATGCGAGCCTCCTCAGAACCTGGGTACTGAGAGTCAGCGATGTCCTCCATCGCGATCCCATCTTGGGCTGAGTAGAGGTCACAGCGATAGGTGAGGCTTGAGCGGTCAAAGCCACCAATGCGAGCGCGTGAAGCACCGGGAGCGCGCTCAAGGTCGAGCCCTGCGCCAGCGCCCATGAAGTTGCGGCTCGTCTCGATCAGGAGCGTCCCGCTACGCTGAGGGACGTTGATATTCTCACAGACCTTGTCTGAGATGAGCTGAGCATCTGAAGGGACAGCCTCTGCAACAAGGTTACTGAGGATCTCATCAACAGGGTGGATATTACGATATGAACTAGCCATTTTGGATCACCTCCTACTTAAGCGAGTGGAGCGAGGCCACGGCTGAAGCAGATGAGAATCTGCTCGTTAGCGGCTGCTGAGGTCTGATTGATATTGGGAAGGGTGAACCCAACAGGATAATGAGTGGACACAGCAGCCTGAACCTCGCCATCAGTAGTGACAGAGAGGACGGTGTCTGAGGTCAAGGTGAGTGAGCCGTTGGCGATAACGCGAGTCTCGCCGCTGATGACAACGTCAACAGGCTCACCCGCCTCAGCGCCACGCTGGGCCACGCCGATGATGGTGTTGGCGGTGGGGGTAGTTGCAATAACGACCTTGCCCGCTGAGTCGATAGCGACCAACGCGAACTCAGTCACGGCAGACGCACAGATAAATGACTTGATGATCTGATTGTTCATGTCAGTCTCTCCTTAGTTGAACACAGAATTGTATTGATCAGGGTTGCTCTCGCGGAACGTGACGAGAGCCTCAGAGAAGGTCAGCCCCTTCTCAGTAGCGAGCGCCTTCACCTTCTCAGCGAGGGTGGCCTTGTTGAGCTCCTCACCGCTTGCGCCGTGACCGATCTCGCTCAAGGGAACCGCGCTTGAAGCGGGGCGCTCAGAGAACATCTTCCAAAACTCAGGCATGTTCTCACGAACGTCCCAAGCGCGCTCAGCTGCGCTCTGCTCAGCGGGGGCAACCTTGCCCTCACGGAGAAGGGAGCTGACAGCCTCACGGCGCTCAACTTCACGCTTCTCAGTCTCAATGACCTCAAGGCGCTCGCTGAGCTTTTGATTTTGATTGCGGAGCTGCATGACCTCGCTGAGCAGGTTGGGCTCTGCTGTCTCGCTGAGCTTAACCTCCTCGCTCATCTTGCGCTCCTTGTCATAGCCGAGCTTCTCAGCCTTAGGCTCCTCAGCCATCTCCTCAGCCTCAGGCTTTGACTCCTCAGCCATCTCCTCAGCCTCAAGCTCACCAGCAAGTGAAGCCTCAGCCTCCTCGCTCATGTCTTTGATCTTTTGCTCAAGCTCTTTGACCATCGCGTCCTTAGCGGCGAGCGCGGCCTTGAGCTCATCTGGGGACATATTTTCAAAGTCCATCATTTGCTCTCTTTCCGATAAAGTGACCCGGTCAATCTTGGAGTGAGATTGGGCAGGGCGGGGGGTTAGCGTGATGGCTAAAAGCTGAGCATCGCCCACCTTGTCACCACCATCGCGGGTGAATATCTCGCCGTGAAGATACTCAGGGGAGCTCCACAGAACACCACCAGCATCTTGAACGACCTTGAGGCCGCGCTCATTATAGGCGGGAACAGCATAGAGGCCGTCATCGCGAAGCTCTAGATCAACAATCATCCCCAAAGCGTTCCCGCTCTCAGGGGGTGCGGGTGTCCCGCCGTTGAATGGGCTTGTCGCGTGTTGCCAATCAATGATCACAGGGTCAGCGTCACGGCGCTCACGATAGACCCTCACCATCTCATTGAGGAGCTCCTCAGAGACAGGGGAGCCAATCGCCTCACCGCTCATCCGTGATGAGACTTGACCAAGCGCCAAGGTCTTAAAGGGCTTCCCAATGGTGAGGCCCTCAGGAACCTCATAGGATGGGCGCTCGCTAAGCTGAACCGCCTCGCCATAGGAGCGGAGCGTGGCCTTCTTGTCTGCTGCGTTCATTTGATCCACTACCTTTCGAGCCCATGTGAAGCCAGCGTCACCGCCCCAACCGTCCCACGCTTGGCGGCCCTTGCCATAGCTCTCCCAAGTCGAGCCCTGCTTATCCACTTCATGGCGGGAGAAGTAGGCGAGCATACGGCGCACAGTCTTAGGGGAGAGGGTCACGCCATTGATTAAGTCGCGAGCGCGGGCGATCCCTACAGGGGTCATTCCACGTTGGCTCTGTGGCTTCTGAGCCCTTCGCCTCAAAGCGCGCTCAGCAGCTTTACGAGCTCCCTGAGGTGGCTTGAAGTCAATGTGGCTATACTTCTTAGGAGCGAGGAGCGCCGCCTCACTCTTGGCCTCAGTCTTTTGAGGGTGGCCATTAGGGAGCAGGTCAAGGTCAGTATTATAAGCCTCTTTGCGCTCACCTGTTCCCACTAGTTTGAGGAAGGCTTTAACGCGAGCATAGGCCCATTGGTTGCGTGTCATACCTGGGCGGTGACTCACGCTGAAGGCTCCCGCGCCACGCCTAAAGACCGCTTTGAGTGAGCCAAGGTCAACCTTCTTCGACTTGGCCTTGTATCGGTCATTGTGCTTGTCAATCATAGCTTGGAGGCCACGCTCAACACTCTCGCTGATCTCGATTCCACCACGCTTGCCACTAGCTGAGCTCTTGGGATTGGTCTTAGAGCCTTTGATCTGATCGCGCTTTGGCGCTGGGGTCTGCGCCTTAGTCCTAGCCATCTTGACGCCTCCTCCTCATGGCCGCCTCAGCGAGCGCAGCCACACCACCTCCACCACTAGCGGCGCTGACGGTTCTCTCTAGCGCTGATCGCTGTGCCTCCTCTGGAAGATCGCCAGCACCTAGACGCTCCCTGATGGCGCGCTCTAGTTCGTTGTCTGGAGTGAGAAGCCCCGCCGTGACGAGCTGCGGAAGCATACCAAGAGACTCCGCTAAATCGTCCGTATCTAAGCCAGTATGAACAAGGCGGGGGAGCTGACTTGGATCTATTGGGCCGTAATTCCACCGGATCAGCCTTCCTATGGTTCCCCCACCGCGACGATCAACGCCGCTAACAGCAGAGGCCACAATATCGCACAGATTGATAGCAGCTCGCCTGAATACACTTAAATGAACCTCACCAACTGAGCGGGAGCCTGTATCAGTTATGCCGAGATTGGCGAACTGAGCCAAGAAGGCTTGGCTGATCTGATTGTCACACTCACGGATAATATCAAGCGGCCCTTGAGCGTATAGATTAGGAGTCGCGGCGTATTGGTCGAAGCTCACCACCGGGTTGTCAATGAGGTAGCTCTGCTCTGCGCTGAGGAAAGCTTGAGCCTGTGCCTCAGCATCATCAATCATCGCGTTGATGTCTGAATCTGTGAGCCCCTGCATCTCAGCCACGGAGCGGTCAACCTTGACGCGAGGCGTAGGAACGGCCCAACGGTCAACGCCAACGCACATGAGATTACTGACCTTCTGCTTGGTTCTCCACCACCACCAAACAGGGCGCAGCATCCCGCTCCCCTCAAAGTTGGAGCCTGTGCGGTTGAGGGTGAGAAGAAGGAGCTTGTTGGATGGGATAGGCTCTGGAACCTTAGCAACGCCCACGACATGTTGAAGCACCCCATCAAGCTGCTGATTGTCGCGGCTCAGCCAACGAAGGTGAGCGCTTGGCTCGCGGTCGGCGTATTGCTCAAGCCAGACCTTGATTTTACCATCAGCGTCAGGGCCTACCTTGTAGACTTCCTCAGCGTAGCGATAACCAAGCGGGACGAACTCAAGCAGATAACTGAGCTGTTCTTCCCATGATTGGCTCATCTGTCCAGCGTACCCATCAAGGCCCCAAGCCTCATTGGCAAAGCGGGCGAGCTCCTCACAGATAGGATCATCATCCATCGCGCTCTCCCAACGCCAAGTAGCGCTGAGGAGGGTTTGGCGTAGCATGTGCCAAGAGCGCCTCACCACAGGGTCAGTCCTGAGCATGTCCTCAGCCTCACGAACCCAATTGAGCCCTGTCAGCTGAGCGTTGCGCTCATAGCCTGTGATCATGCCCCCGCTGAGCTGAGTCCCTGTAATACCCCTCACAGAGAAACGAGGATGGAGCGCCCTCATGTGGCGGGGCGCCTCATCTGTGTCAGCTTGATAATCGAGCTTTCTCATGAGCCCTCTGATGAGCGGGGGTTAATCCTCCATCAGTCGTTGTGCTCGTCCATTAAGTCAGTCTTAGTGTCATTATAACACGGCCACTTGTCAAGGCTAGTCTTTGGCCACTCACCGCGAGGCTTCAAGATGCTGAGATCAAGCGCCGCGCTCTCAATGCAGACCGTGAGCGTCCCTCTGTAGCTGTGGGGCTCGTTAAGCTTCACATAAGAGAGACAGGTCAAGCAGTATTGATAATCCTTAAACGCCATGCTATCTCACAGTTCTTCCCTGGCGAGGGAAGCATCGGCTCTCATGGTGAACTCCATGAGGGCCTTTCTTTTAAATAGGAAGCGCCTTCCTATTTGTCCTCATACTTGGCTAGCTCCCAAGTGAGATACCAAAGCGCTTTCTGTAAATCCTCGCGGGCGTTGTGCTTATGACCTGCGCGGGCGATGTACTTGACACAGTTTCCTAGCGCAAAGTCGAGGCCCCAAGCTTCAATGGCGTCAATGACTTCCACGCCACTCTCCTTGTGGTAGTGATTGGGGTGATCTACCTTTGAGGAGGCTGGCTCATCAGCGGTGAGGTCAACACGGTCTAGCATTGGGTGCCTAGTCATCTTTAGCATCTAACTTAGCCTCAAGCTTGAGAAGCTCGCGGTCGAGTTCGTCAATGCGCTTAATGATTTCATCTTGCTCTTGTCGCTCAAGATCAAAGCGCTTGTTCGTGAACTTCCAAAGCATATACATGAGGCCCACGGTGACAACCGCCACCAAGTTGTTGGGGTCGAGCACCTTGTCAGCAAGGCCAGGGGTGAGGGTGGGATCAGCCATCAGAAGCTCCTTGAGTTGGTGGAGATGCCAGCGCGCTTGTCGCGGTTGGGTCTGCGTCTTGGAGTATATGAGCCCCTCGCCACTTCGTCAGCCCAATAATGAAAGATGCAATCATATCGCAGAGCGTCAAGTGGATCCTCACGCCCATCCTTCTTTGGCTGCTCCTTGGTGTCCCAAGCGTAGCTCATGATGGCCTTCCTAAGACTGTTTCCAATGGCGCGCTCACCTTTGTCCCAAACCTCCTTGGTGATGAGGTAGCGGTCGCGAGCGATGGCGCGCTTGAGGCGCTGAACGCCGTTGAGTATGTCCACCCTCACAGGGTCGGTGGTGCTCCTGAGCGGGAGGCCAAGGCCGCCTTGGTCAACGCCCTTCCCCATCTCGCGGAAGGCTGAGCGCCCTGTATGATCTGAGCGAGCCTTCCCCGCCTTGTCTGCCACGCCTGTGTCTAGCCATATCCGCTGACCTGGCGCTTGAGCTTTGTGAGCGCGGGGCCAAGCCACCCTCAAGATCATCTCCGTGAGCTCCGCGATGGTGACCTCCTGCGGATTGATCTCATGGACGATCACAGACGCCTCACGCTCCTCATCATAGGCGATGATGAGAACTGAGGGCTTGCGGAAGCCCCAATCTATTGCGATGCGTCCGGTCATCTCAGGTCGATATTGGAAGTCATCAATGACGTGACGCTCAAGGTCGAACTCTTGATAGACAAGCCCGCTGGGTGGCTTTGGCTTGTTCATCACCATTGCCTCACGCTCATCCTCAGGGAGAAGCTTAGTGGCCTCGAACCACTCTGAGCTGAGGTTATCTTGATTGACGTATGACGTGAACAGCAGCGGGTGAACTCCAGCCGCCTCAGCCATTTGACACCACCAAGCATCAGCGACAGGAAGCCCAACGAGGATGAGCGTCGGAGTGGGGCCAGACCTCAAGCGGCCTAGCGCCTTGTGGGCCACCTCAGCCCCAAGCGTTTGGCACTCGTCAATGAGCGCCACGCCTGAGGTGACGTTAATCCCCTCAAGCGGGTTATGGCTCGCGTCTCTTGTTCCCGGTCGATAGTAGGAGCGGCAAAGGACTGATGAGCCTGTGTGGGTGTCAGTCCACTTGTGCAGCGTGTGGTTATAAGTCCAGCCGCGAGGCTTTAGCCACTTCTCAATCTCAGGCATCAATACAGAGTTATAGCGCGGCGTGGTGTCGGTGATGAGGAGAGACGTTGTGCCTGGCCTCACCTTGGCGATGAACCACAGCGCGAAGATGAGCGAGCTTGTTTTACCTGAGCCCCAGCCACAGCGCGCCGCGATAACCTTTTGACGCCGCCTCAGTCCACCAATGATTTCACGCTGTAGGTCGTTGAGTATGAGCTCCCTTGGTTCCTCTTCACTCATAGCTCACCCGCCTTGGCTTTGAGCGTACTTCATGAGGGCCTCCTTGTTAATGCTTAACCGTTTGTACCCACGCCTAAGCGTCTCCACGTTAAGGACTCCCCTTTTCACCCACTTCCTACATCTTAAACGTGCAGCATCATAAGAGCAATCACAGGCCATAGACCACTTTAAGAAGCCATCACAATCCCTCAAGCCTTGATTCGGCCACTCTAGCGCACTCATTAAGCAAGCTCTGTCAGAGCTGTTTGGCTCTGTAATCTTCTTGATTAAGAAGCTCACATCCTCATTGCCTTGACGTATGCTAGGTGGAAAGAGCGTTGATGATGTGGGTGGTTCAAGCTGCGGTGGCGCAGGTGGGGGGCTTGGCTTATGAGATGAGGCGAGGCTCCAAAATTGGCTTGGCTCTGTAAAGTCACAGATTGACTTATCGAGCAAGCTTAGGGAGCTCCACCTTGCGCGCCCCATTGGCTGACCAGGCCCTACATCGCGCCCCCAATACATGACAACCTCAAAGTCTGAGTTAAACTCTTGAGCCATCGTTTGGAATGGCGAGTAATAAAGGCCAATGCACACGATCCAAAGCACCCCTCCACTCTTAGCGTGAGTTTGGAGCTTGATTAGGTTGGAGGACATTTTTTCGAGCACACTCTCAGCGATCTGATAGGGGGGGCGGCGGTCTGTCAAGCTCACGCTGCGCGTCTTGATCTCCATGGCGGCGATGACCTTATTGTCAACGCCGTTTGCTTGGCGGCGGCTCAGATAGAGATCACAGTAAGCCCCAGGGTCAGGGAAGGCGGGGCGCCCTACTTCCACCGGATTAGGGGTCAGTTTAAAGTTGCCCCAATCGGCGCTCTCAATGATTGAGGTGACAAGCCCTTGAAAGCGTTGATGGATTCTAACCTTTGCGTTATCCATCTGCTCCGCTGTCCATGTGGCGGTCAATGAGGGGCGGTTGATTTTGAGGGCTTTCTGTTTCATAGTGTGACCTCTACTTGTTTGAGTTGTCCTCTCTTGGCTAGTTGTGGTGGCTAGTCAGGAGAGGGTGATTCATCATTCTTCGTCAGCCTTGTTCTCAAGCATATCGTTTGTCTGCTCGAACATGGCCACCACCTCTTGAACGCCGTCATTCGTCTTGGTGGTGATCTCTAGCTCCTTCTTGTCTCCATAGCGGTCAGGGCGAAGCTTAGCCAAGAGCCACATGAGCGCCTTGGTGTCATCCTTCCGCTGAATCGCGCCACGGAGCTCCGCGAGGACGTGACCCTCAGCCATGAATTGAGCGTCCTCAACTTCCTCCGCGAAGTCTGGGTAGTCGCTCAGCCACTTGTAAAGCGTGGGGCGATTAAGATGAGCGCCAATACAGGCAGCCTCTTTGCTGTAGCCTTGCGCCAGGTAGGTGAGGAGCTGATGAGTTTTCTCCTCATACTTGCGGGAATATGGGCCATGCTTAGGGATCGCGCGCGCGCCCACGTTTGTCTCCGGTGACTTATCATCTGAGTCAACGTTGAGAGCCTCCCGCGCCGCCATATCTTTGAGCGCTTCTAGGTCTTTCTTAGACTTCTTCTTGCTCATACTGCTCTTTCATCCTGCGCCTGATGCGCTTCCAAAAGGTGTGGAGCGTGTTTTTGTTGATGTCATGTTTACGCGCCGCCTCATTGATCGTGTCACCGCGAATGATTGACTTGATAATGGGTTTATGCTGGGGCTTTACACAGTTGACCACATCTTGAGCGAGGAGCTCACCGTCAATCTTTGAATCCCACACCTCAGGCCCATCACCGCTTGGTAATATGCCCCAAGCCTCCCAGGTGTGAAACCAACCGTGAACATATCGCTTATTCTGACGGAGATGGTTAAGCGCTCTGAGCTTGGCTAGGTTAACAATGGCCCCATCAAAATTGTGGTAGAGGTCGATTCTGTCAGCGCCACGCTCCAAGATATAAAGCGTCACCTCAGAATAAACGTCCTCAGCGTCATGCTCGTTAAGCTTATATTTAATCTGTAAGAACCTGAGCACCCTCTTTCTCATCTTGATGAGACGGTCACCCATGATCTCTTGATCTGTCAATTTACTCGTCATGCTATTCCATTCGTTAAGGAGCTCCTCATGGAGCTAGGTCGTTAAGGCCAACTAGCAGGGCCTTGATTGCCTATCGCGTTGTTGGTGGGCTTAGAGCTTACAAATTGCCAAGTTTCGATCACGATGTCTAGGTCTTGCTGCTTGACCCCATCGCGCTCCCAAACTTTGGTTTTGATCTTTCCTGTGATGGCGAGCTTATCACCCTTCTTGGCGTGAGCGAGGAGAGCTTCCCCTGTCTTGCCAAAGGCCACACAGTCAAACCATTGAGTCTGCTTCTCACCGCCCTTCTTCCTGTGCTCGACCGCGAGGGAGAAGCTGGCGATGTTGCGCTCAGAGCCGCGCGCGATTGGGTCACGTCCGATATTGCCAATTAAGATGACATGATTCATTCTGTCCTCCATTAGATTAGTGAGGACGGCGCCGCAACACTTACACAGCGCCGCCCTCGATGTCCGACCCTATAACACATCACCGTGGAGACAGTAGATGATGAGTCAGCAGATTGCAATAGATGG